GGGGGCTTATGCCCCCTTACTACTATCATTACTATCACGCTCTGTATCCGTTTTGTTTACGTTTAGCGTTTCAAAGAATTTAAGGCTTCATTCCAACCTTTAGTATACGCTTCGTCCCAACCTTCGTAATCGTGCTGCTCGTCCAGGGCTCTATTATACGCCCTGATTAAATGAACCAAATGCATATCTAACAATTCAATTTCCTTTTCCTTACTTCTTGATTTGTGTAAGTTTAGTTCACAATCATTCATATCTGAAGGAATCGCGCGCTGGTCTCTTTTTTCTTTTTTTAAATTATCTAAATAATTTTCTACTTTCAATAATTCTCTTAATATCATATTTTTTTCTTTGTTAACGTTTAGCGCGCCCCGCTTACCGGGGCCCGCTTCATGGTTTATAAATCTTCTAGCATTCCTTCGTAAATATCCTGCGCGTATCTATGCTCAACATAAAAGCACCGCTCATCGACTATTGACCTGGACCAATCATCAAATACAACGTTTTTTTTCCACCAGTCCAGGGCTGCTTGCGTATGCAATTTAAATTCAACTATTGAACCTTTGCTGCTTATGGCTGCGTGATTTTTTAACATGCTTCTAGGATATCTTTAGTATACACCCCGCCCGCTTCATCAAAAAAACCAACGGTGGACCCATATACATACATTGTAACAACTGACTTCCAGCCGCGCCCCTGCTTAGGTGATTCAAGCAGCTTAGCTTTAACCGGCCCCAGGCCATTATTGATAATATAAAAATTATCTTTTTTTAGTTTTTCTTTATCAATCATTTTTTATTCCTTTCTACTTGATTAATATATAAAAGACTATAAAGGATAATAAAACATTTAACAAGTAGAAAGTGAAAAAAATGTACACAATAAAAAAAGCTAAAGAATTGACCGGCGGCGGTATTAGCAATAGTAACCGTAAAATGCCAGGTCATACTTACGGCCTGAGCGCGCTAGAATGTAAGACCGGGGAAAAGCTGCGGGGTATTCCTGGTTCAGTGTGTTTTTTATGCTATGCAATGAAAGCTAATTATTTTTATCCAAGCGTAAAGACTGCACATAAAAGAAGGCTCAAGTCTATTAATAATAAAACCTGGACCGCGGCCATGATTCAATTAATTACGCATTATGAAAAAGAATATTTTAGGTGGCACGATAGCGGGGATATTCAAACAGTAGAGCACTTAGGCAAGATCTGCGCCGTAGCTGCAGGAACCCCACATATACAACACTGGCTACCAACGCGCGAAGCAAAAATATTAAAAGATTATAAAGAAGCGGGCGGGGTGATTCCTGCAAACCTGGTTATAAGATTGAGCGCGACTATGGTAAACGGGGTACCGTCTAAAATTCATGAGCATTCCAGCACCGTGCACACCGCCGGCGTTGCGCCAATTGGTGAAGCTTGCAACGCGCAACATCAAGGCGGCCAGTGCCTGGATTGCCGCGCATGTTGGAACCCTGCAATTAAAAATATTTCTTATGAAGCGCATTAAAATATTATTTGAATTTTGTATAATTATAATCTTAATCTACTGGCTAATACTCAAACCGATATTCTGGATCATCGACAAACTTCAAGAGGGCGCCTAAGCGCTCATCAAAAAAAAGCTTTCTGAAAAATAAAGTGTGTACGTTTTGTGTACGTTTAGCGTTCCGCTAACCTACTATCACGTTCTCTTGTGTGCGTTTTGTCAACCGAGAGGCGAGGGTCGCCCTCCTCCGATTTGGGTACGTTTTGTGTGCGTTTAGTCAACGTTTCGTGAATCAGTTGCCAGTCAAATGGTTTATCAAACACGGCTATCGGTTCGGTTTTCGGTACGTTTTGTGCGAGATCCCTCCCCTTGTCTCCTCCATAGATTTTTATGGTACTCTGTTCGAGGGTCGTGGCTATGATAAAACATTTTCCACCCTTCAAATGGTGCTGTAAATTCCACGCAATCTGATGAGGCGTAATCTTTAATTTATTACTATAAATTACCTTTAATTCAGCCGTAAAGAACCCACAGGAGGGAAAACAGCCAACAAGGTCTGGAAACCCTTGTATTGTGCGAGTTTCTATTCTTGTCCAAGATATTTGTGACAAATTCTTTTTTAATAATTGCCAAAACTTAGCCTCTGGTTTGCGTAACATTTCTAAGGGCTAACAGTAACCTAAAAAGAATTAAAATAAATAAAAGATTTTCTTTGATAATCTGTTAATCTATGATAAAGATTTTTTTAGAAAGCCAATTAGTAGGACTATGTCGGCAGGACTTGGAAACAAGTACCCTTTATCGTGAGAGAGGGCTGTGATTTTAGATTGCAGATGAGAGTGACTTTATAGGACTGGTTTCGAAAAGCTTTCAATGATTTATTCTAGGCGAGGATGAATAGTAGTAGGCATAAATATAACAGGTTTCTTAGTAACTGGTCATTGTTGAAATCAAGACGTTAAAAAAGGAAGGCTTACTAAGTGCTACTATAGGTAGCTTAGAATAAAAATAGAGTAGTCATAATGATAGCTATAAAGATTTATCTGGTGCTATCCTACTCTAGGGCTGATAACTCGGTACAGTTTAGAAGTATACACCAAAGTGTCAGCCCACAACTTAACCAAAATAGAAAGAAGGATAATATGACATTTAAAATAGGAGACATGGTCGAAGTCAAATCGATTGAAGAATGGGGCTTTGTCCACGATAGAGAAATTGGTAAAGGTAAAAGAAACCTTTATTTAATAGATGAAATTCAAGGAGAAGGTTTTTCTTGGTTTCGTCAAGATGACTTAAAACTAATCAACAGAAAGAAGGAGGACTAAATGGGAGATAGAGTAAGTATACAATTTCAAGATAGTGACGGAGATAAGTCACCAGTCTTGTTTCATCATTGGGGGGGAATGTACCTCCCCAAATTTGCATCAAATTGGATAAGGGATTTTAGAAAAAAACTAAATACTGAAGATAATGTAAGTGACCCTTTAACTAGATTAGAGGCGAGATCAGTTGCTGTTCAATTTATTGCAGACCTAAGAAATCATGAATTTTTTCATGAGTGCATGGGTTTTGAAAAAGATGAGGAGGGTAAATCAATTTATCAAAAACCAATTCATTCTAGTGAGTTTGTTTCACATAGTGTTTATCTTGGTGCAGATGAGAACGAAGGAGACAATTCTGACAATGGTCATTTTGTTATTGATACAGATACAGGAGACTTTGTAATATAATTATAGAGGAGGGCAATTAAGCCCTCCTTTTTTTTAAAGGAGAATAATATGCCAGTACAACAAACATATTGGGAATGGGAAGAGGCATTTAACAAATTTGGATTTGGAGACGGAGATGAGTGGAATGGCACACATTTAGTTGAAGAATTTCTTCACGGCATAGGCTGTAAGGAAGTTGAGTGTGACTCTTGGGGAATACATAATTATATGATTTTCCGAATAGTAGATAAAGACGGCAAAGAATATGAGTTTGATGGTTATGAAGAACCTCAAAACATTTTGCCAAAACATATAGTTGAAAAACTAAACAAGGAGTTTTGATATGAAAAAAATAATTAGATACATCCTGTGTAAGTTTGGTGTGATTAAACCACAGCCAAGTTTAATATGGAGAAACATCCTAAACAATGAGCATGTAGGTGTCATTGGTTATGGGTACAGTAGAAAAGATTTAATCAAAGCAGAAGATAAATGGAGGAGGTAAATAATGAGTAATTGTGAAACTTGTAATGATAATTATTTTATTTTGTCAAATGATGAGCAAGGCAATGATGAAATACAAAAATGTGATGATTGCAATTATTTTAAATCAGATAAACAAGCACAAGAGGTAAATAATGAGTATTGATATAGGTCATAACTGCATTGGGTGTCATGAGGACACCCAGTTCGGTAGTGGGAGGTTTGTTAATAGAATTCCTGCAGAAAATGATGAATACAATGGTTATTTATGTGTTGATTGTCAGTCAGATAACTGTGACGAATGTGATACACTAACACATGAATATCACCATGATGATGACGGTAATTTTTTATGTGATGATTGCTATATGGATAAACTTAAAAAGGGTCTAACGAGTGACGTTTACGATCTATTGGAGGACGAATGAGAAATAGTGATGACTTAGCTAGTCAATGTATAGAACATATTATTAAATGGTTGAATGGCAACATTGATAAATCAAACTTTGATGACTATCCGAAGTTTCAAGAAATGTTGGCACAAGATAGTGCAGACCTTAAAGAAAAAATAGATTTATTTATGGAGGAGGGTATCGATGAATTCTAAACAAGAACAAGAAACATTTTTAATGAATTGTTATGAAAAGGCTTTTGTCATTTACAGTTATGACAAAAACTTACACTTAGCACATTTAGAAAATTCTGATATGCCATTAAAAGATTTTTTAAAAGCATACAAAGTTAAGATGAGGGAACTAACTGATGAGGAGGTAATATACACACCATGAAAGTAAAAGATTTAGTTAGATTACTACTACTTGAAAACCAAGAGTTAGATGTAGTTTTTTATAATGAAAGAATGGATGATAATCATTGGGGGTGTGAACTTAATGAAGATGATGTCAATAGTAAAGATTTAGTTATCTATCCAACTATAGAGGAGGAGGGCGTTTAGCCCTCTTTTTTTTGCTCTATTTCTTTTACTTCTGTAAAGTCAGCGTCAATGATATCTCCGTACAGTTTGCGTATATCTTTTAATCTAGACTGTACTTGGTCTAGGCTCATTGAATCAATAGAATTAACCACATGAATGTTTTGTGCATGATTGTAAAATCCTGCTGCTTGACCTCGATTCTTTTCAGCTTGAACTGAGGCAGACCAAGCCTTGTCTTCCTGTGCTTTTCTAGACAGTTCATCTAATCTACTAACATGCCGATCATAAGTAACGGCAGTTTTGTGTTGCATTTCTTTTTTCATTTCATTGATGTATCTAACAACCTCGGGATGTTTCTGAGGATTTAATAATTCAGATGCTGTTACAGTTGCTCTGCTTTCCCCATATCCTGCACGTTTTGCCGCCTCTGTGGCTGTAATTTGTCCATCATTTGAAACGTATTCATTAACAAATCTAAGTTGTTTTAACGTTAAACGTTTAGTCATATGCTTATATATAGAAGATATTAAAAGTTAATTCTATTAAAAAATTAAGTAACTCCTGAGCGAACTAAAACGTACTATGAAGGTACTAAGTAAATCATTGTATTATAAAGATTAATTGGTCAAAGTACGTTAGTACGTTGAGTTTCAGAGTTAAAGGATAAAAATTGTACTACTAACTTTTAATTTCTTCTATATGTGTTACTATACATCATGCGAAATTATAAAAAAGAGTACGAAAAGTATCATTCTAAGCCAAGTGAACGCAAGAGAAGGTCCTCCAGAAACAAGGCCCGTAGAAAATTAGGCGATAAAAAAGGTTATGACGTTTCGCACCGTGATTCGAACCCCATGAATAATAAAAAAAGTAATCTCAAACATTCCAAGCCATCCAAGAACCGTTCATTCAAAAGAACGAAAAAAGCAAGAGAGGCTTAGTCTAAGAAAAACTTAGGATCTTCCGTTACTGGTGCTAAAATTTTTCGGAGAGCTTCAAACCCTTGACCACGAACCGTGTTCCATTCCTCACGAGTATAGGTCCTATCATAATGAGGATTCCAAAACTTCACCGTAATCATGCCACATTTTGTGCATTCATGTATCCTTTTTACAGGACTATTAGGCAGTATCATAACTACCTCCTTTTCGGTGCAATATTATATGATTTTTTATAAGATATGTAAAGCCCCGCAAGAGGACAAATGCGGGGCGAGGAGCGGAAAGTTAGTGATTTAACGGGCCAAATATATGAATAGTGGGAGTCGAACCGCCCGAACCACTTACGCTTTCACCTCACGATTAAGCCAGGCACTTTCCATTGCCTGTAAAGGTAGGTTCTATCCCGACTTTAAAAGGGTGGCTCACCCTTAAACTCTATAACTGGTTTACTCATCCGAAATCGTGTAGTTTTTGAAACATTCTGGGTCAAGCGGTGGTCCGTAGTAGATGGTAACATTGTCTTCAATACCTTCGGTCCACGTTTGGTGGTAGTATTTATTTTCATCGAGTTCCCCTTGTGAGTGACAAACCTTACACTGTTCAATTGATTCCTCTGCTTCAAATAATAATCTGACATATCCATTTCCTTTGCAGTTGTGACATATCATTACCAACTCCTTTGATGCGTGTCGTAATACTTTGTAATCTTTTCATGTCTTCTCCTTTTTGGTTTTGAATCTTTAACAGGTTGATGACCTTTTTTTAATCGGTGTCGGTACATGGCACCTAATACAGAATTCTTACTACGTCCAAAAATAGTACCGATCTGTGAATACGAATACTTTTCTTTTAGTTTTTCAATGAGATCTAAGTCACGTTGCGTATATTTTTTTTCGAATCTACTTCTCATTCGTACCTCCTTATTATAATCTTATGCACCCTCTCCCATTGTAGTCTGGTAGCTACCTCTCGACCGTTCCGTGGTTCGCGAAGCGCTTTCAATGATGCTTTTAACTTGCGTAATTTCTTTTCACACTTAGTCATCTTTCTATTCTCCCAGTTTAATTAACACACGGCGTAACCATGAGTCTTCTTGTTTTATCTCATAATACAACCAAATACAATAATCATCATCCCCTGGACATGTTCGCATGAAACTCCAGAACGGGGAAAAGTAAATTAACATCCCCGTAATGATGATCATTGCCAACCATTTATTCACGGCGTTTAATGATTTCCCCTGCAATTGCGGCGTAAGCGGCTAGGTCAACATAGCTGTCATGTTTCGTTGCATGCATACTTCTTGCAATCTTTACTAGCCCCATCATAATAGCAACTTGATCAGGACGAATAGGCGTCTCGAGATACGTGGACCATAAATCAGCAATGCGAGTATGATTCACAAGTTTATCACCGTAGTCTTCGTGACGGTCACCCGCGACTAATTCTTTTGCTTCTAGTAATATGTCTTCACAAATCACTGAAGCCTCGCTCTCTCTTCTTGCGAACGCATTCTTTTTTCATAATACCCACGCAGTTTTAACATTTCTATTTCATCTTCTCTACCTTGCCACCAACGACCGAGATAAAAAACAATGCCCCAAGAAATACCTAAACTTATTAAAGTCCAAAAATCAAGCATCATGCGGACCCCTCTGGTTCTGTTATCGCAAGGTAATGTTCCTCGCCTATTTCATTACCCAAGTCCCATTGAACGCGTACCCAAACATCAATGTTCTCACCACCATGTTTATCAACGAATTCTTGAGACGTCATCTCTGCAGCATCTTGCTCCATATCCATAAGCCAGTTTTTTACACTACCCATTTTTCTTCTCCTTATGTTTATTTACTAACCATACAATCTGATTACTGATGGAACGTAAATCTTTATCTGCTAACTTCTTAAGATCTTTCCACGTATTAAGTGGAACTGTTACAGACTTATATTTATCCGTGTTCATAATTTTCCTTTCTGGCCAAAAGACCGTGTGTTTATAAAAAGTAACTAATCTATCTTCCATAGCTTTCTCCTTAATATAAAAGACAATATAAGAATTTATTTTATTAAGTCAACCATTCCTTTAATTCTTCGCCTAAAACTTTTGCGGCAATGTCTATTTTATTTCGAAGACTCTTAACAATCTTTTCATCAACAGTCTTCTCTGTCATTAAATCAATGTAAGTAACGCTTTTGGCTTGACCAATACGATGCGCTCTATCCTCTGATTGAATTCTTTTTTCTAAATCGTAGTTGTTAGAATAATAAACAACAGTGCTTGCGGCAGTCAACGTCAAGCCGTAGCCGGCAGTCTGTTGATTACCTACAAAAAATCGCAAGGAATTGTCTGGATCCTGAAAGCGCTTGACAATCTCTTGCCTTTCCTTATCTGGTGTGTCACCAAAATAAGTTGATACACTATCGACCCCGTATTCCTTTTCTATCTCCTGTCTGATGTTACGAATATCTTGTCGATAGTTAGCCCATATAATAACTTTTCCATCTGTTTCAGCAAGTATATTCATTAATTCTTTTATACGATTATTTTTAAATGTCTGGATTTCTCCGTCTTCTCCTGTAAGATGCCCGCAACTAATTTGATGTAGTCGTAATAGTTGTGTCATTACAGTAGGCGCCGTAACCAAACCACCCTTCTCAAGTTCTGCTAAAGCAAACTCTTTCATTGTTGAATACGCTTTCTTTTGTTCATCTGATAACTCAACAACTCTCTTCGTATAAACTTTAGGTGGTAGATCTAAACAATCTTCTTTCAATACTCTATAGGAATAAGGTTCTAACAATCCACTGAGCTCGCCCAAGTTTCGGTAACCAACAACTTTATTAAAGATGTGTGTACCAACATTTGTTTTTACTTGAATGCAGTATCTACTTTTAAAACTATAGTAAGAAGAAAATCCTAAGATCGCCGGATCAAGAAATTCACATTGTGAAAATAAATCAATTGGATCTTTTGTAACAGGAGACCCTGTTAGAATTCTTTTAAACTTTGCAAGTGTACCAAGCTTTAAAATATTTTTTGTTTGTTGTGCTTTTGGATTTTTTATCGTGGTGCTTTCATCTACTGCCATCAATGCACGATGACCATTTAGAAATTGTTCCGCGAACCGTGCACCCTTAGTCGTACGAAGCGCTTCAACATTCATTAACAATATGTCAAGCGTCAGATCCTTCGGGTCCCTTATAATACTCTTTAATAATTCTTTCTCTGTCTTATTAGGAGTTGGTGTCCATGATACAATATAAGGTTCAACGTGATCAGGCAAGTGATTAGGTATCTCTTGTTTCTCCCAGTTACGATACACGCCCTTTGGTGCAATAATAAGAGCACCATTAATATAGCCTTGGTCATACAACATAGACATATTATCAATGAGAACTTTCGACTTACCTGTTCCCATTTCCATAAATAAACCATAGGATTCTTTCTCCCATGACTTTTCTAATGCAGTTTTTTGATGTGCATACGGCACAGTCTTAAATGGATAATCCATAACTTCTCCTTGTTTTTTTAATTATTCTTTCTAAAGATGCATTTAATGCTTGATTTATTTTTTTGCAAGGACTAAATGGAGGAAGGAGAAAGCTTATGACAGTTTATGTAGTACAAGAAAAACCAGGAGTAGATATGACCGATGCTCTTCGCTTTGGTGATTTCCAAGAGTTATTACCAAGAAAAGATCAATTGGTTATTAGTTCTAAGCCTGTTATTCACTCTCTCAGAAAAAAACTTAGAGACTTTTCTGATGAGGACTATATATTATGTCTAGGTGATCCATCCATCATTGCTGTAGTAGCAGCGGTGGCATCTGATTTAAATCGCGGTAGATTTAAATTACTTAAATGGGATCGTAGATTAGAAAAATATTATCCCGTGGAGGTAAACATTAACTAAACAAATATAGGAGAAAGCTATATGTCATTATTTGAAGAAACTAAAAAAAATATCGATGACTTTAAACAGTCAGGCGATGATCGGTTACGAACTTTAGGAGAGCGTTGTGAAGACCTTGAAGAAGTACGTGAAGATATAAAGACAGCGAAAGCAAAATTAAAAGCTTTAGAAGAAGATCAATTCAAATTAGAAAATGAATCTATTCCAACATTGCTAGAGGAATTGAATATGAAGTCTGTTACACTTACAACAGGAACAAAAGTTTCTGTAGAAGAAGTATATAAGGCACATATAAGTGAAGACAATAAATCCGATGCGTTTGCATGGTTAAGAGAAAATGGGTTTGACGATATAATTAAAAATGATATTGTCGTGACCTTTGGAAGAGGAGAAGAAGATAACGCTTCTGAATTGTATCAGAGATTGCGCGATGAAGGGCAAGCTCCAATACAAAAGAGCGGTGTTCATGCCTCTACCTTAAAAGCTTTTGTTAAGGAGCAAATACAAAAAGGTGTTGATTTGCCCCAAGACAAATTTGGTGTCTATGTAACCAACAAAGTGAAAATTACATAGTGAAACTTGAAAACTGAAAGAGGAAATTATGGCGAAGAATGCTATGACGACTAAGAAAGAAACAAAAGTGTTAGCAGAGGTTATCCCTTTTGAAAACTTTGGATCAATGGGTTTTGATACTATTGATACACAAGACTACGCTACACCAAGGCTTAAAGCTTTGATGGCATTATCTCCAGAGGTACAGGATGAGACTGTTCCTGGAGCAAAGGCTGGCATGATATACAACAGCGTGACAGAAGAATTGTACAGTGGTGAGACTGGCATTCGTGTAATCCCTTGTGGTTTCGCAAGAGAATACGTTGAATGGTCTAACATTGGTACAGGATCTAATGCACCTGTTAATGTCTATCCCGCAACTTCAGATATTCTCTCACAAACAACGAGAGACAATATGAATAAAGATAGACTGGAGAATGGTAACTACATTGAAACATGTGCTAATCATTTTCTTTATGTTCTAAATGACAACGAGGCATCTTCAGGAATGCTAGGTGCACCTTGTGTTATCACACTCAAATCAACAGGGTATAAACGAAGTAAGAAATTTAATTCTCTTATTCGTTCCGTGATCCCTTCTGCGTGGCCAATGTTTTCTGGTATCTTTAAAGTTACCACAACAAAACAGAAAAACGACAAAGGAACATGGCACTCTTTTGATTTCGCTTTCGATCGACTACTCGATCAAGGTAATGAAAAGGACATTGCGATCTTTAATTCTGCGAAAACTTTTGCTGAAACCGTTTCAAAGGGTGAGGCTAAAATATCACAGGAAAGAGGAGAAGGCAATGCGACTACGACGGAAGAAGCTGTTCCGTTTTAGGTAGCGAAGAGGGGGCCCCAAATCCTCCGTGGTAAGAACCGGGGCCCTCTTTTATTTTAAAGGGTGTTATGAACGTAGAAAAATTTATAGAAATATTTTCAGGATTAGAAAGAGCCTATGGTTCTTATGAACCTGACGGAAATGTAAGATCGGATGGTAAAAAAGGCGGTAAAGCTTTTATTAACAAACGAGAAGTTACAAAAGAATTATGGGTTAATCATTTACAAGGAAAACAAAGTTTAGGAATTATACCAATCACAGACAACTCTACTTGTAGATGGGGATGCATTGATATTGATGTGTATGAAGGTTTTGATCACAGCGTATTAATTAAACAAATAGAAAAAAATAAATTACCTGTTGTTGTTTGCAGATCAAAGAGCGGCGGTGCACATATATTTATTTTTACTACTGAACCAATCTCTGCAAAATTAATGCGATTAAAACTTCATGAGTTTAGAGCTCTTCTTAATTACGGAGATGCAGAAGTTTTTCCAAAACAAACAGAATTGGATACAGAGAGAGGAGACACAGGTAACTTTTTAAACCTTCCTTACTTTGATGGAGATAGATCGGTGCGTTATGGTTTTAACGGAAAAGCTGAATCGTTATCAGTAGATGAGTTTATAGATTTTGTTCAAACAAAAATAATTTCAGAGAAAGATTTAAAATCATTTAAGTTAAAAAAAAGAAAAACAAAAGAAGAACCAGAGGGCTTACTAGCAGATGGTCCACCTTGTTTACAAGGCTTGGCTCAAGATAAAATTCAAAAAGGAATGCGCAATGAATGTATGTTTCAATATTCTGTTTATGCAAAAAAGAAATGGGCAAATGAAAACTGGCAAAGTAAGGTGCACAGTTTTAACACATTAGAAAACTTCACAGAAATTTTAGACTACAGAGAAACTGATACTGTTATCAAAGAACAAGAGAAAAAAGATTACGGATATAAATGTAAAACAGAACCATTTAAAGGACGATGTAATAGAACAGAATGTCGTGCTCGTAAGTGGGGTATTGGTGATTTCTTTGAACCACAGATTTCTGGTTTACAAAAATATGAAACAGATGATCCTCAATGGTATTTAAACTTTACAATTTACACTGATGAAGGAGAAGAGGTTAGACGAATTAAATGCAATACAGAAGAATTATTTGATCAAAGAAAATTTAGAAAAAAGTGTATGGATGTTTTAACTGTGTTACCTGATGCAATGGGTGGAGACGACTGGACTAAAAAACTACAGACGTTGATGGCTGATGCAGATGTAATTAAAATGGAAGAAGAAATATCTAAGGGCGGTCAGTTTGATCAACACTTAAAATCTTTCTTAACAGATCAGGGTATCTCTGATGATGTAAGAGATCTATTAGTTGGTAATCCTGTTCGTAAAAGAATTAATATTAAAAACGATGAAGATCAAACAGAAGAGATTGATGCTATCTTGTTTAATCCAAAAGATGTTGTTGATTATTGTACAAAGAAAAAGTTTACATCACTAGATCAAACAAGAATGATATTAAGAATAAAAGAATCTTTTAAAGGAGATAGTCATAAACTTAGTGTTGATAATAATAAAAAATATGTTTGGTTTGTTCCTGATAATTTTCAAAAACCTAAAGATATTGAGATACCGGATATGAAGAAAGCAGAACCGTTTTGACCACTAAAAAAATATTCGGGCCTCCTGGCACAGGTAAGACACATACTCTTTTAAGTATTGTAGAAGAAGCTTTAGATAATGGAATAGAACCAAATAAAATTGGATACTTTTCTTTTACACAAAAAGCAGCGAAGGAAGCTATCTCGCGAGCCGTGAACCGTTTTCCACAATATGATAAAAAAGATTTTAAATATTTTAGAACGTTACACAGTTTAGCGTACATAGAGCTCGGTCTTGGAAATGATTCAATGATGGATGACGATGATTACAAAGAGCTTTCTGATAAATTAAATATAAAAGTTTCTAATCCTAATCAAAAATTAAAACAGTACGGAGTTAGTTGGCAAGATGATGCGTACTTACAGATTTATGATTTATCTCGTATCAAACAAGTTAGCCTTGAACATCAATTCATGCAACCTGACACACCGTTTTTAAAAGATGGAGAAATTAAATTAAGAAAAATTGCTCGGGGCTTTGAACAGTATAAAAAAGATAATAAATTCATGGACTTCACAGACATGATTATAGAGTACACAAAAAGAAAACTGTCACCGCACTTTGAAGTTTTAATTATTGATGAGGCTCAAGATCTTAGTAGCATTCAATGGGATATGGTAGAGCTACTATCACGTTCTTCTAAATCTGTTTATATTGCGGGGGATGATGACCAAGCAGTTTTTAAATGGGCGGGCGCAAGCCCAGAAAGATTTCTTAGATTAAAAGGTGAGCAAGTTATTTTAAATCAATCGTACCGTGTTCCGTTAGCCGTGCAAGAAAAAGCGGTAAACATTATAAATAGAATTCCTGAAAATGAACGTGTTATGAAAAATTGGAACCCTCGTGATTTTCAAGGACTTTACAAAAAACACAACACTGTTTTCTTTAATAATTTTAATTTACATAATAATGATTGGTTAATTTTAGCTAGAACTAAATATCATTTAGATAACGTAGAAAAAGAATTAAAAAAAACAGGAGTATATTATTCTCGTTACGATAAAAAATCTATTTCTGATCGGTTGCTAAATGCAATTATTTCATGGACTGATATTACAAGGGGAAAATCAGTGTCTTTAAAATCAGTAAAAGATATGTACAGTTACATGAAAGTGGACGAAGATGTTGCTCATGGGTTCAAAACAATGCCTAGAGCGTTAGATACAGCGCAATATACATACGAAGATTTAAAAAATAACTATGGATTACTTGCAAAAAAGGATATGATATGGCGAGAATCAATGTCTGATATATCAGACAGTAAAGCACAATATGTAAAAAAAATGTTGGAGAATAAACAAAATTTAAAAAAAGATCCTGAAGTACGTCTTTCCACCATACACGCTTCAAAAGGAGGTCAGGCGTCAAACGTTTTATTATTTTCTGATCTATCTTCAAAAGCAGACAGTTCATATAAACGAAATAAAAGTGATGAAAGAAGAGTTTTTTATGTAGGAATGACAAGAGCAAAAGAACAACTGCACGTAGTTCGTTCAGAAACAATGTACGAGTTTGGAGAATTGTTTTGGAATTAAAAGAATTTAAAAAACATACAAGAACAACTCTGCGTGGTGTTCAAGAATGCCTATATAAACTGCCCCAACTTAAACGTCCTGATGTTGAGCGCTATCTAAAACTGGCGGTATTAGATTTGCAACTTGTGCTTAATGAAATACGGGCGTTGGAAAGTAAATATGGCGAAGAAAAAAAGAAGTAAAAGCACTTTACAAATTCCATTTCCGGAATTTAATTTTAAAAGAGAATTAGATTGGGCTCCTCCAGAAACTCTCCCTGATTTATCTGATGCAAAAGAAATAGCAATAGATCTAGAGACAAGAGATAATGGTTTAGGAACAGGCGTGGGCCCTGGTTGGGCTACTAAAAATGGATATCCAATAGGTATAGCTGTAGCTGTTGAAGGATGGAAAGGATATTTTCCCATTGCTCATGAGGGTGGTGGCAATATGGATAAAAATTTAGTTCTTCGTTACATCAAAGAAATTTTAAAACTACCTTGCGATAAAGTTTTTCACAACGCTATTTATGATGTTGGTTGGATGCATGCTTTAGATCTGCAAGTAAATGGTCGTATTATAGACACATTGATTGCCGCTCCATTAGTTGATGAAAACAGATATCGATACACTCTTGATGATTTAGGAAAAGAATATGTTGGAGAAAAAAAATCACAACATGATTTATACGAGGCCGCAAAAGAATGGGGCGTAAATCCAAAAACAGAAATGTGGAGACTTCCTCCAATGTACGTTGGCCCTTACGCTGAACAAGATGCGGCTCTAACATTAAAACTATGGGGCGCTTTAAAAACAAAAATTATACAAGATGATTTATTAGATGTTTTTAAATTGGAGTCTGACTTATTCCCTGTATTATTTGAAATGAAAAAACAAGGAGTGCGCATTGACTTGGATAAAGCCGAGGCTACAAAAAAAGATTTGTATAAACAAGAGCAAGGAATTCTTAAAAAGATTCATGACATCTCTGGTATGCACGTTGATATATGGGCAGCAGCTTCTGTTGCAAAAGCTTTTGATGCTCAAGGGATTGAGTATGATAAAACTGAAAAAACAAAACAAGCAAAATTGGATAAAGAGTTTTTGGTATCTCATCCTAGTGATTTGGCTAGGTTGGTTGTTAGGGCTCGTGAGATTAATAAAGCGAGAACCACCTTCATCGATAGTATACTCAAGCATTCGCACAGAGGGAGGATTTTCGCTGAGGTTAACCAAATGCGTAACGAGCAAGGAGGAACTATATCGGGACGTCTTTCCATGCAAAATCCAAACTTACAACAAATCCCGGCAAGAGACGAAGAAATAGGTCCATTAATTAGAAGTTTATTTATTCCTGAAGAAGGAACGACATGGGGTTGTTTTGATTATTCGCAACAGGAACCGCGATTGTTAGTTCATTATGCATCTGTTTTAAAACAAGAAGGTTCTGAAACATTAGTAAATGGATACCGTGAGGGTGATATTGACTTCCATCAAGTGGTTGCAGATATGGCGGGCATAAAACGTAAGCAAGCTAAAACAATTAATCTTGGTATGATGTACGGTATGGGTAAAGCAAAACTAGCTGATCAATTAAATTTAAGTTTAAGGGAGGCGGAAGAACTCTTCACTAAATATCATTCCAATGTTCCTTTTGTTCGAGCGATTAGTAAACGAGCAATGAAACTAGCGGGAGATAGAGGATATATTAGAACGTTAAAAGGTCGTAAGTGCCGTTTTGATTTATGGGAACCTTTAGAATTTGGTGCGGGATTACCTTTACCAAGAAACGAAGCCGCCGCTAAGTATGGTGGATTCAGTCAATTAAAAAGAGGTTGGACATACAAAGCGTTAAATAGATTAATACAGGGAGGATCAGCTGATCAGACAAAACAAGCAATGGTTTCTTTGTATGACGAAGGGTTTTTACCAATGATACAGGTTCATGATGAGGTAGATATTTCTGTAGAAAATGAAAAACAAGCAGAAAAAATAAAAGAAATTATGCAAACATGTGTAGAATTAAATGTTCCTAGCGTAGTTGATTATGAAAAAGGCGCATCGTGGGGCGAGATCAAATAATAGATAAACGTTGCACGCGTTGTAATACGTATAAACGCTTAGAAGAGTTTGATAGAAAAAAAGAAAATAAAATAGATGGCCATAAGTCTTGGTGTAAAGTTTGTTCAAGCAGGCATAATAAACATGTGTGGACTAACGGAAAAGGAGATAGAGATAAAGCTGCTATAAGTGCAGACCCTCGTAAATTTTTTAATCACTGGTTAAAAGATGCAAAAAACAAGAAAAGCAAAAACAGGCACCCCGTTGATCCTGATCTAACCGTTGATGATTTACTATACCTATTTAAAAAACAAAATTATAGGTGTGCAAAAACAGGTGTTCTGCTCACGCATTTAAAAGGGCAAAGAAAAGTCAACACTAATGTATCTATTGATAGAATTGATAACGATTTAAAATTGTATACTTTGAGTAATATTCAGCTAGTTTGTTATAGATATAACCTCATGAAGGGTGATATGACGGAAAAAGAACTTGATAAGTGGTGTAGAATAATTCTATTCTCTTCAGATGATTAAAATATGGTTACTTATATCAATGATCTCTATGCCTGGCATGCCTTCCGTTAAACATACTGCTGAACTTTGGTTTGATGAGGCTAAGTGTGAAGCAAGACGTATTGTGATGGAAAATAGTATTTATGATATGGCTGCTGAACAAGGAATTAATCCTGTTTATACACAGACGTGGTGTTTAGAATCTAATATGTTTGTGATGAAAGCTACTTAATAGCTTGATCTATTTTATCATTAATAGCTACAACATTCGCTTCAATGACCGAGAGCCGTGCATCGATACGCAACATATCTAAATCTTTTATTTTACTTTCATTAGCAATGACTCTATTTACTAACATACCATAACTATAAATGACAGTTATGCCTGCGATTATTATTGCAGTAATGTTAATTTTAGATTTCATATCCAAGACTCATTTGCCCTGGACTTACGCCAAATGAAAATTGCCCAGGCAAACCAAATAAATTTCTTTTGTAGTTTAATGATTTATCGCCAATATTTAAATTAAGCCCTTCAGGAATAACTTGTTGAAAGTTTTCAAAAATTCCTTGCCCTCTGTTGATAAGCTCGTTCATGTCTATAGTTGGTTCTAAATTTAATCCTCCAACATTAACAAGTTCAAAAGGAGCTTCTGCTCTTGCCATTGGTGTAGCAAAATCACCTTCATTTGAAAAAATACCAGCACCCTCAGCTGCTGCCATGTTTTCTCCGCCCTCTCTTGTTAAAGGATCGAAACTAGATTGTTCTAATGGATATCTTATCGCTGGCATAATACCGTCTCCGCTATACGGAATTGGTTTGTCTTCTATACCAAACATATTTTTTATTGCCTGCACAGCGAATGGTCCTTTTTGAAGTGCTGTAGTAATGGGATACATTCTTTTCATCTCTGCTGGAAACTGATTTTGAAGTCTTCTCGTAGGGTTTAAAAAATCTCTATCTATACCGCTTTGGTATAACTCACTTCCTCTTGTCGATAAAACAGGATTTCCTGAACTTGTTTTTATTCCTTGTATTGTTAGTCCGGTATCACCACCAAAAACTTCTTGTTTAACAGTGTTCATAGCAAGATCTTTAACAAAGTTTTTTTGTCTTGATCTTAAATCTTTTGCTTGATCTGTGTCACCACTTTCAATAGCTTTGTTAATTCTTCTATCTAAACTACTGATACTTTGCTTAAGGTTATCAGTCTTTTGTTGATAAGACTTACCATAACCTCCGCCAGTTTTTGCTAAATAATCACCTCTTGCCATTATAATATCCCTTTACCACTTTTACCAAATTTCGTTGGAACATCAAGTGCCTTGTACAATTCTTCACGAACTTGAGGGTTTGTTCCAAATATTGGAACTGATTTTACTAACTCTCTTATTAGTTTATCTTTTTCACCGTCCGTCATTAAATCTCTTATGCCTTCTAAATAACTAATTAATCGGTGAACTATAGGACCCATTAAGGCTTCTACTGGCCCTGATCCATACTTTTCTGCTCTAGCAGAGTCTAATAACAATTGCACTGGACCAAGAAAACCTGTTCTCTCTACCGCTCTAAATATATATTCCAAATCATCTTCGTTTTTTCGACGTGGGTTTCCTTTTGCTCCATACTGTATTGCTTCACGTAGTTCATTACCAAGAGCAGCGGCTATGACCATAATTGCTCCAACAGCAAAGTACCGTGATCCGTTTTTCATGCCATTGTAAAAACCACTTTGAAAAGTATCTCTAATCCATCTTTTTAATACGGTGTTTGAAAATGTTATTTGAAATCCTTTTAATTGTCCAAGAATAGCTAAATGAGGATCCGACATCCACATAGGCCGTTGCGTTGCACGCGGATTCATTACTACTTCATTTACATATCTAACTCCACCAAGACGAACTTGATTTTGAAAAAAATCTGTAGCTTGATATGCCTCTTTGTTACCGCTTTTATATATATCACTATTAACAAAACTAACGGCATCGTTTGGATCAACACCAAGTTCTCTTAACTGTTCTGTTTTATTTTTAAATCTACCTGTTTGTGGTAAATCTTCTACACGTGCCACTCCTCTTTTTTGCATGTTGCGTGCAAGGAATTGAGCATTACCAAAAATTAATCCTTGCGATGCTTGATAAGCGAGAGATCTGTTAAACCTTGTAAATTGTGATAAAAAATTTAATCGAAAAAACTTTTCTGTTATTTTATTTGTATCCTGTCCTCCGCCGAATGCATCTGTTTGTCGTTCGATAACAGAGGCTTCCAATCCAAGACCAATGTTAGCGATTGCTTGATCTACTTCATCACGTGGATACCTAGGAAACACACTACGTATTGCACTCTTTAATCCACTAACAATAGATTTTGCAATCGCTTTAGGTCCCGCGCCTCCTCTACCAAGAACCAAGAAAGGTTCACTAAAAGAAGATATAGTTGCAAATGGTAACGTTAAAACATAACCATAGGTAATTAAAAAAGAGTTAAGTTTTCTAAAAAAACTACTTTGAATAGGTCTGTATTGTTTTTGTAAAGCTTTACCAACATCAATCATTCGTTGTTTTTCTGCCTCTGTCATTGGAACACCAGCATCCCTTGTTTCAGCGGCTATGTTTGCTAAAGCCGCATCCATAAGCTCTCCTTCTTTTCCAAAAGTTTTTGCATACTCAACACGACGAATAACAGCATCTCTGTATCGGTGCGCTGTGTCAATAACATTTGCATTAATAAAAGGAGCTAATTTTTCAGTAGGTATATCTTTTAATTCTCTTTTCTTTTCTATTGGTCCTGCTTTTACAGTAGGTTGCTGTCCAATGTTTGCATCTTTTAAAGCAATAGTAAAACCTTTATTGTCTACAATATTATCTCTAATATTTACAGCGGCCTCTCTGCTAAAACCTTCGCTTTGAAGCATTTGAATAAACTGTTCATTAAATTTAGGATTGTTTTGTAGTTTTTGATATTGATACATTGTTGGGTAGTATCCTTGAACATACCCTGGATCAAAACCTACTTTCTGTCCTTTAAACGTTCCTCCTTTTCCATCATTAATATCCAAAACATATTCTGCTTCTCTAGCATATTTAATTATATCATCATAAAATTTACGCAGTTGCAAAGCAGCTTTTCTTACTTTTGGATTAGAAACGGTGGCTTCATTTATTATCGGTTGATTAACAGCTAACAAAAGTTCCCTGTTTGTTTGTGCCGTAATAGCACCCGTGAAAGGAAAACGAACTGATTTTGAAACAATATCAATTGCTTTTTGTAAAGGAACACTAAACTTACCTGCATTTAAAAATATACGTTCATCAATTGTAGCGCCCTGTACTTCTTCTTTAGAGATACGTGTTTTTTCTCTTCCTCTAGCGCCTTCAAATGCTGCCCCTCCATCATAGTAAGCCATTTGCTGTCTTACTTTTTTTGCTGTTTCAGATCTCATTGCTAAATCATCAAGAGCAGATACAGACTTTCCAACAGTCTTATCAAGAACTTGATCTTTAAACTCACCTAAACCTTTTTTAAATTTATATAATCTAGAAGTAGGAACAGGTTCTGTGCCAAGAACATCAATCTCATTTCCTTCTTCGTCTTTAATTGTTTTAAAATATCGTACTTGCGCGGGCCCTCTTCCGTAATAGTTAGAAGAAAAAGGTTTACCTCCCAATTCATACACACGGCGAACCGTGTCCCGTGCTGGTTTATCCACGTATAAATTTATTTCTGCATCTCTTACTCTTAAGAAATCTTGTTCATTTTTTATATTCTGTTGTTCTTCCGGCGTTGCTAATTTTTTAAATGTTTTATAATCAGGATATTTAATAGCGGTTCCTGAGTTATCAGGGAAATTACGAAGACCAGAATCTCCGGCTCTATCTAATATAGGACCTACAGTGCTTGCAATACCCGCATAAGTAGCACCACCGAACGCACCTTGAATACCTGCATTAATAACATCACTTTTAAATTTTTCTCCTGATACTTTACCGCCTGTTACTTTTTCTGCATCTTTAATAAATAATGCTTCTTGTCCAGCCTCTGTAACTCCTTCTAAAGCCGCCGCTGTAACAACATTACCTCCTATTTTAAGAACTGTATCAAAAGCTTTTGACGCTACGCTTTTATCAACATCAAAGGTTTTAGCTATTTGTTCAACTGCATCTGTTTTACCTATTTTTTTTAATGCTGGTTCAAGAGGTCTTAAAATAGGAACAATAGATACGACATCAAACGATCCTGTAACCAAACCTGTTTTTAATGCTTGAACAGGATCAGAAAAATCTTCGTTGTTTGCTAACTCTTTTTGTTTACGAACAGCTTCACCTGTGTTTAAAAAAGAAGAAGGAAGATATGCACCAAGAGCAGTTAACGCCATTTTACCGGCAAATGTTTGCGGAGTAAGACCAGCTAAACTAAAAGCAACTCGTGTTGCTAAACCACCCGCTACCCCTGGAAACAAGGAAGGTATTGCTTGCCCAAATTGATTAGCTACCCAAGGTCCTATATCATCAGCGCTGTTTACATCTTCTATACGAGCAACTTTAGCATTTCCTACGTTAGCCGCTTCAATTCTATTTTTCATTGATACGGCGTCACCATATTGTTCTAGATCATCGCTACCGAACAACTGACCTATGACACTAATTGCATCACCAGTAATTGCTTGAACGTTATTAAAACTTCTTTTAATACCTTTACTGAACTCGTTTCCGGGTTCATCGGAAGGTATTATATCGCTCGATATACCTATAGATGAAAGAAAATCGTCATCAAATCCTGTGTTTAAATCTATTCCTGAAAGAAGATTATCTTCTGTCTGAGAAGTTGCTCCAGGAAGTTCTACACCTATTTCTGAAAGAAAATCTTCAGCCATTTATAGTATCCCAGAAAAATCTGCCTTTATTCCTTTTTTCTCAAGCTCTGCTTTTATTCTAGCTACAGCAGCTTCTTTGCTTAAATTAAATTTATTCATGGCCGCACTAACTATAGCGTCTGTTATTGGAAGAGTAGCTCCTTTAAACCCTGTTATTCGATCTTTGCCCGTGTCTTTAAAACCAAAAAACTTAGTAATGTCTTGAAGCTCTGGAACTAATGTTTTGTCTACTTCATTAATTGCTTCTAAAGCTAACATGTCACCATCCGGTACTGTATCACCCGCATTGTAATACCCGTTTGCTAAAGATTGCATTTTATTTCTAACTGCCGTTATGTATCTCGCATCTAAACTATCCAAGTTTTCAGTGGTTAAATTATTAGGGTCTATGGATCTGTTAAAGTTTGTGCTGAGTGTGCTTAATATAGTACCATTCAATAAATCTTTATCTCCTATGTCATACTTAGTTTTTTTGGTAATTTTGTTACCTGCTTTTATTTCTTCTTTTAATAAATCCATTTTTCCTGAAAGAAGAACTTTAAATATCTCACCACGTAATTTTTGTTGCGCTGCTTTTGTTTTGTAACGTTCGTTAATTTCATTTTTAACATATTGTCCTGCAGTTTGAATTGCTGCATCAAGAGGTTTGCCTGGAGTTTGCGCTAGTTGTAATCCGTAGTAAATCATTTTAAGAGCATCCGAGTCAGGGTTTTGAACAGCGCCTAAATTATATCCTGATTCTTTTAAAGCGTTTCCAATAATCTCACTAAATCCTGAAGATATACTTTCACTAACCACTGCTTTACCCGCACCGTCTAATGTCGCGCCCGCTCCTCCAGTTGCTTCTGCAACTGCCGCCGCATCACTAGCTTCTGCATCACCTGTTGATATAGTACCAGTAACGTTGTCTTTATCTTCTGAAGCAACAATTTCTTTTTGTTCTTCCTCAACTTTTGAATTAACCTCTTCACCTAATATACGAAGCTGATCATTTTTTTCATTCATTAACGTTTCAAATTCTTCTTTTGATATTTCATTGTTTTGATATCGTTGTAAAATAGTATCCATTTCAGTTTTAATGTTATCTGCATCTGATATTACTTTTTGTTTTTCTGTAAGTGTTGTGTTCTTTACATTGTTCACTGAGTCCTTGACAAAATTTATACTGTTATCAAGAGCGTCTTTTGTTCCAACTAAAAAATTACTCATAGTAGGATTCTGAGAATATTTATCATAGAGCTTTTGATCTGTTTCACTTAATGACTGATAATTAGAACCTAGAATTCTTTTTATATTTTCTATTTCGTCGCCGGCTGCTTTTGTTTTAGTATTAACATCATTTATCATCTTCTGCCATTGAGCGAGCGGGTTTCGTATGTTTCCCTCCTCATCTTTATCAATAGCATCTATTGTACTGTCTACAATAAATTCACCCAACTTTCCTTCTTTAGACGCTTGTGCAAAACCAGTATCTGCAAGAGAATCAATTTTAAACGGTGTTGCGCCTGGTCTAATATCAACTCCTGTTAATGTAGAAAAAGCATCATAAAAATCATTAACTGACTCTTCCGAAGGAGCCATATTTGCAATTACTCCTCTTGTAAACTCCACAGCTTCTTTTGTAGCTTCTACTCCAATTGTTTTAGCCTTATTTAGATCTACCAATGCTTTGTTAAGTAGTAATTGACTTTGAGTTTTAAACCCTTCAGTAAATGCTTCTCCTCCAGCTTCAGAATTAAGTGCATCAAATGTATCAATTATTTTATTTGATTGGTTCTCCATTACTTCTGAAATATTTTTGGGACTATCCTCTTCAAGTTTAGGATCAAAAGAATCTGTTTTATCTAATTTGTCTGTAACATCTATAATAGGAAGTTCAGTTTTCTCGACTGTGCCTTCTTCTGTTGTCACTGTTTCAGGAGCGCCTTCAACTGCTGCAATGCCATCTTCCGCACCCTCTCTTAAAAGAGAATCAATCATAGGTTGTGGTCTTTGACTAGGATCAGATGCCGCTGCTGCCATAATACCTGCAATTTGTTCCTGTGTTCCTTGATCAATTATAGATTGATATGCGTTGCCTTCAGGAACATCGTCTCCCGTAAATCCCATAGATTGAACTCCTGAAAAACCTGTTTGATCTGCAATGCCTAATATGCCTTCTTTATTATCCGGAGAGAACATAAACTTTAGAGGATCACCACCATCTTCTCCTGGAAAGAAACCTTCCTTATTCATTAATTTAGTTGCTTCAATCGCTCTTAGAAAACTCTCCGTATCTATAGGTTGACCAGCTTGATCAAAACCACCTTGATAAAAATTCATAATCTGTTCTATGGTAGGAACATACACACCAGATTGCGCTTTGATAGGTTGTTGAAACATTTTTCTATTAAGAGGATGCATATTAACCAAACATTCTACTTAATCCCAACGCACTAATACCAAGACCAGCAATTTGAGATAATGGATTTACGGGAGGAGCTTGATCACCATAAGTAATACTAGAATAACTAGAAGGCTGGCCTGTAAGTATATCACTAGCAAAACCGAGTCTAGTGAATGGCTCCATTTCTTGTTGCTCTGCAGTTTTTCTTGCAGCATCAAGACCCGCTTGAGCAATTTGTTGTTGTAGCCCACCAATACCAAGAAGAGAACTAGAGTCTGTTAAGTTCGCTCTTTGGAAATCTAATCCAAGACCTGCTTGTCCAGCACCTAGTGTACCTAATCCTTGACCTAATTGACCGAACCGTGAACCGATAGCCCCAAGACCTTGTCCAATAGAACCTAATCCTTGACCGGCCATTAGTTGTCGTTGCTTATCTCTTTGAGCGTTTGCTAAAGCTTGATTGAAACCTGATTGTTGCGCTTGACCAATTTGTCGTAAAGTTCCTTCATCTATACCTGCTTCAACAACACCTAAACGTGAACCGCCAAATGCGCCCGCTTGTTGCGCTTTTGAAGCTGCCTGTGTCTTCATGATGTCACCTTGTCTTTTTATTTCATCGGTGACCGCTGCTTGATATGGATTAAAATACTGACTTATATCTTGCCCTGTAATTCCTGTAGCACCTTGACCAAACATCTGTGCGCCTTGACCTAGTTGCTGTGCACCCTGTGCAAAGAAAGGAGTTCCGGCTAATGCTGCACCAACACCACTTTGTAATGTTCCTTGTGCTTGTTGTAAGAAAGGAGCAAAGCCCCCTAATCCTTGACGTGTTCTTTGAAAAGCATCTATTTGATCTTGGTTTAATCCAGCAATGCTATATTGCGGTACTTGTCTAGAAACACCAGCTCTACCAAAACGACGTAAATTAAATTGTTCGTCTGTTTCTCCTTGTTGTCTTGTAGCGTTTGGATCACCAAATACGCTTGCAAGAAGTTGTTCACTTCTCTCTTCTATATAGGGAGCTTGTCTAACTACTGTTTCACTCATTATGCGTTACCTCTTGATTGCGGTGACAGTTTACCACCTTTTTCTAAATAATCCATCATTTCATACATAGGCTTCGCGCCTCCTGCATTTTTTACAGCCTTTGCTGTAACAACGAATTCACCATTGCTTAAGTATGCGGGTATGCTATCACTTGTTCCCGTTCCAGGACCGTTTAACATCCCTTGAGCTCTTCGTGCGTCTTCAGGAAAACCTCCTTCAGCTAACCTAGCAATACCTTCCATTTTCTTTAATCCGTTAACAGGTTCATTCACCATACCGCCTTGAGCAACCTGTAAAGGACTAACAATGTTTGATCCAGCAAAATACGAAGGAGCAAAATTAAGTGATGCTAGTTGTCCAAAATCTCCTGGATAAACATTTGTATCTACATATTCTTCTTCATCGTCTCCACCCATAAATGCGTTAAAAAGTTGTGGTGCTTGCTGTGCTAACATTAGACCAGCTAACACTCTTGATTTACTGTATCCTTTTGTTGGGTCTCCCTCAGTTCTAAATAAATTTGATACGTTTTCAAAAATTCCTTTTTTTGTTGCTGGAGTGTTAGCAACGTTTCCTGCACTGCTTGCTAGTTCCGCAGTATTTGCACCGCTCATAACTTGTTGATCAAGATTTGTAAATTGAGGTGCTACTTTTGCACCTTGAAACAACGTACCTAATCCACCTTCTTGAATACCTTTAAATATAGAACTTCCTAAAGATTTACCACCAGCTTGATTTCCTAAATTAAACGCTTGAGTTTTTCCACCAAGCCCCGCTAATGATCCGGCCATAATACCCGACATCAATGCTTGCCTTGGATCTTGTCCTCCTATCAAACCACCCGCTGTTCCTGCTGCTCCTACTAATAAAGGACCTGCGCCAGGAATAAATGATGCTGCTATAGGTAAAAGAACCGGTGCTGCTTTCTTTAATTTTTTAAATAATTTTTTTAGAAAGAATTCTGGTTGACCTGTAACTGGATTGATTGAGTTAAGATTACTACCAACAATATACTCAGCCGGATTAATACCAAGTTTTGCCATAGAGGAAAACACTTGATCTCGAAGTTCTGGGTTTTTATCAAAAACCTCCATCGGAATGATGGTTTCACCTGTTGCTACATGAGCAATAGTGTCATCTTCAAAACGTCCTAATTCGCGTAAAGCTCCGACAGCGTCTTGAAAATTAGCCAATCCGCCCTGTTGTAGTTTTAATTTTTTCATAATCTCCTAGTAATGCATTATCTTAATGTAGCAAGGAGGCAAAACTTGAAACGTGAGCCAATTTAATCCTATATTTATAGGCAAATAATTGCTATATGACAATAGATATTTGCAAGTAGAAAGGAAACCATGTCAACTAAAGTAGATTTCCATGCCATCAGACCTTTTGGTCCGACCATATTACAAGGTAAATTACCTGATAACTTAATTAAAATTCTTGATGATAGAGCAACAGAGTTATTAGATGATAAACAATTAGCATGGAAGTATGATCATTCTATGCACTTAGCTGGTAATGTTCAACAAGAAGTTCGTTATCCAGATGAAGATCTTTTAAGCAAACCTATTAATCAAGTAATAGATGCTCTTGGTAAAATAGTTTATCAATATATTTCTATACCCCCTGCTAGCGATACTATATCACCTACTTTTGTTGGTCAGATGGTAGTAGAGTCTATGTGGGTCGTGAGCCAGTGGGCGGGAGACTTTAATCCTTTTCATGTACATCAAGGTGAATTGTCAGGTGTTATCTATTTACGAGTGCCTCCTAGTCTTAAAGACGAATACGCAAAAGAAGATCACTATCCATGTGTCGGTGATATTGTTTGGCATGCTGGTCAAGCTGCTACATTTAGTGGTCATAAACATCAAGCAACTCCTGAAGTAGGTGCTATATATTTATTTCCTTCTTGGTTATCTCACGGTGTATATCCATTTAGAACACCTAACGAAGAAAGAAGATCTGTTTCTTTTAATTTACATTTAAAAAGAAAAGAACCTATTAACGAATGAACATAGACAAAGTACCAATGGTTCGTGTGACGTGGTTAGATGCCCGTGATACAGAAACAGGGTGGCTCGATATAAAAGAAGTTATTAGTGCACCTTTAGCCGTGTGCCAAGAAGTAGGGTGGATGATTCATAATGGTGAGGAAAGAATAGTTATTATGCGTTCATATAGTAAAGATAAAGATGATATTACAGGTGGGGGCGCGATAGCCATACCAAAGGGATGGTTAAAGAAAATAGAGTATTTAAAAGTAGATTATGCAACACAATAAAAAAACAAAGTTTGTCATGTATGTTGATGATTTTTTAGATAAAGATACGTTAAAGTCACTTCAAGATACAGTCACAAACCTTGAGTATCAAGAAGTAAAAAATCCTAATGGTCAATTGTATGGCATGCGTCATACTTTTGATAAAGGTATTCATAATGATCCATTAGTAAAATTAATTAAACAGTATTTCTTTCCACATAGAAACCTTGAACCAATATCCGTGAGTGCACATTTACGAGAGAATAATAAAGAACCTTTATTTCACACTGATGATGATAAAGGTAATGTTGCTAACTTTCTTTTGTTTGTAAAAGGAGAACCTTTGCTTAATAATGGTACAGGTTTTCTATATAACGAGAAGTTATCTTCACATATAGGTTTTGTAGAAAACAGAGCTTTATTTTTTAATGGCTCAAAAATATCACATTCGGATTTGCAATCTTTTGGAGATAGCTCTAATAGATATACACTTAATATTTTTTATAAAGATGCAGACTAAAGTATTTATTGGAACTCCTTGTTATGGTGGGATGATAACAGCCGATTACTTTAAAAGCTGTTTACAACTTACAGCTTTGGCCGCACAAAAAAAAGTAGAATTACAATTTGGAACTATTGGTAATGAGTCTTTGGTGACAAGAGCTCGTAACACATTGGTGCAATTATTTATGGATGACCCACAATATACTCATCTTTTATTTATTGATGCTGATTTAGCTTTTGATCCTGAGTCTGTGTTTCGTATGTTGGATTTAGATGAAGATGTGGTGACAGGAGTCTATCCTCGTAAAACTATTGATTGGACTAAAGTAAAAAGAAAAGTAAAAGAAAAACCAGATATATCGGAAGACGAACTTCATGCAGCGTCGTTGCAGTATAATTTAAATGTTAAAGATTCAAAAAAAATAATTGTAAAAAAAGGTTTTATTGAAGTATTGGATGGTGCTACAGGTTTCATGTTAATAAAAAGAAACGTATTTAAAAAAATGGCTTTAGCTTATCCTGATTTAAAGTTTACACCAGACCAACATATCGGTTCTCCACACGATAAAACTTTTAATTATCATGACACATCTCATTGGAATTACGCTTTTTTTGATACAATGATAGATCCTGATACAAATAGATATTTGTCAGAAGATTACGCTTTTTGTCGTTTATGGCAGAAAATAGGAGGTAAAGTTTATGCTGATATAGTGAGTGGTATTACTCATTACGGGAATTATTCATTCAAGGGCAACGTAGGCACTCAATTCTTGCCACAAAACAATAAATAATTTAGTATACTCCGACATGAAATTAGTCGATTTAAAGTTTCAACCAGGTATAGATAAACAAGACACTGCTTATTCAGCGGGAGATCAACGTAAATATGTTGATTCCGACTTTGTTAGATTCCACTATGGTAAGCCTGAAAGATGGAAAGGCTGGTCATATTTACCAAATCCTAATAAAACTATTGTGGGCGTGGTCCGTGATACGCACAGCTGGGTTGGTTTAGACGGAATAAGATATCTAGCTTTAGGAACTGATAGAAAATTATATATCTACACTGAAGGAGCCTTGTATGACATTACACCCCTACGTGACACGGAAGCTCTGACAAATCCTTTTACAACAAATGGCACAACTACAGTGTCAGTGGCTGATGCTGCACATGGAGCTGCAGTTGGTGATTTTGTTACCTTTGATTCTTTTTCAACAATAGATGGTTTAGATATGAATCAAGAGTTTGAAATTACATCAGTGACAAGTGCAAGTGCTTACACTGTTACACATACTAGCACTGCTTCTGGTTCTACATCAGGTGGTGGAGGATCAGGTAACGCTAAATATCAAATAACCACAGGCCCTTCTACATCTACATATGGATATGGTTGGGGAACCTTAACTTGGAACACTAGCACTTGGAACACACCAAGATCATCTTCAGGTGTTGTTTTATCAGCTCGTCAATGGTCTTTAGATAATTTTGGTGAAGATTTAATTGCAACGGTTTTAAATGGTGGAACATTTATTTGGGATACTTCAGGTGGAACTGGAGTTAGAGCAACTGCTCTATCTAACGCTCCTACTGCGTCTAGATTTAGTATAGTTTCAACTGATACAAGGCATTTACTTATATTTGGAACAGAGACAACAATAGGTGATCCTACTACACAGGATGATTTATTATTTAGATTTTCTGATAGAGAAGATGCAACTGATTATACACCTGTATCTACTAATGAAGCAGGCTCATTACGTATATCAGACGGTTCTAGAATTATGGGAGCTGTTAAATCTTCTGGTCAGATACTCCTATGGACCGACACTTCTATGCACGGTATTCAATTTGTTGGTACACCTTTTACTTTTGGTCTTAGACAACTTGGTGCGAACTGCGGGTTAATAGCACAACATGCAGCTATAGAAGTTAATGGTAGAGCATATTGGATGTCTGATGATTCTTTTTATATGTATGATGGTGTTGTTAAAAAAATGCCATGTTCCGTGCA